CCCAATGGAGGGTCACCCCTCCACTCCCCCCTTCGCTAGAAAGGAGGAGCCCACCTCAGTTTAAGTGCACGCACTGAGGGACGTCCTGAACGTTCCAAGTGAGCTGAGTCAGGGTTTGGCAAACCACTGGTATCACTCAGGCACTTAAATAGGGCAGGAACTCCGTCAATCCTATTACTAGGAATGACGCTCCGGGCTACGAAACCCTTAACCAAAGGGCGATGTAGAACTGGACATTCCTTTTGGGTGTCATACCCAAGGAACGAGAACCTCCCCATCACCGTGCTGGAGGGGAGAACCGTAGGGTTAGGAAAACCTAGCCTACTTATCTCTTCATCAAGGCATCTCGCAACATGCCAGTAACCTCGCTCGTAAGCTTGGTTACGGACGTTGTAAATGCCTTCAACACGGTCAACGTCAGTCAGGTCAGCAGGAAAAAGACTACGCATGCGAAAAATTGTAACATCTTCGCCTGCGTAGTACTCCTTGCCACAACTCTCTCTGAACTTGCCAGTCCAGAAAGATTTGTTTCGATTCACTCGGAGACCAAAATCTTCGAGGAGTTGGATGACCTGAAGGACAATATCTACGGGGACGATAATGTCGTCCCCATAGACACGCACCGATCCCACCAGCGACTTAAGTCGCCGGGGGGTAAGGCGGGCCTTGTGCTCTCTTTCCCAGGCGAGGCAGATGATTGTAAAGAAAACCATCGCTTCGATAGGGAAGGTGAGAGCAGAACCCATAGACGCGAATTTGGCCAACCGAATAATCTTCGGGTGACCAGATACATCAGCCTTCCTCGACCTACACGCCTGGATCGCCTCTGAAGTTAGAGGGAACCGACGGAATAGGGCGAGTACATGCTGATTCGAGACTCGATCGGAGGCCTCGCTAAGGTCGATTGTTGCCAAGCGACCTGAAGAGGACCCCTGGAGGGCCAAATCCTGGTTAGGGGTTTGGTCACGCCAGCCGATCATGGAATTGAGAGAGTGATCTCCCTTAATCCCACTTTCGATTAGAGCTCCGAGGCCCTGTTGGATGAACATATTCCAACTCGGCTCCATCGCAATAATTCGAGGAGTCTTTTGCGTTTTAGGCACTGAGATTACTTTTACAGGAATCTCAGCGCCGGGTTCGAGGAAGTTAATGTGGTCTTGGTACTCTTGCGAGTACCGGGCGTTCGGGAGACATGTTTCCATGTAAGGGAACATAGACTCCAAACGCTCTGGCCAATCACGGACGAGGAACTTGGCGTTGCCAATAACTCGATTTGCCGTTTGGCCAGGACCGTGCCGGAAGGGGATAGGGTCGTTCCGATAGAGAGAATTCTCGACCGGTGCGATTGCCTTTCCCCAAAGGCGCGAAGCCATATCAGAAAATTCCTCCAGGGTTTCCGGAGGAAGACGCTGATCAGCTTCCTTAACTTCCTTCTCACACTCAATGTACTTTCGATAAGCAGCTGTCTCCCTTGCAGAAGTGCAAGGGAGATTAATCTTCGCGAACATCAGACAAGTCTGACGTATCGCGCGGATAGCTGAAATGTCGGGTTCATTGAGCAAGACACCGCTATCAGTATCGAAAACGCGGCAAAGGAAACCCGAGAAAAGTCTCGGGA